CAGAACCCAAAACAAAAAAAGTTGAAAAAAGTGCCAAGGAAATTGCTAACGAAAAAGGCGAGCCATACGTGACTATTTTAAGCATGGATATTGACTCTGAAAATATCGGTGCTGGGTCGTTTGAATTAGATTGGAATGATAAATTTGTTGCTGATCTAGTCAGGCACGGTTATATGATGAATCCCAATGACACAGATGCTGAAATTGTAGATCGCTGGTTCACTAACGTGTGCCGAAATATTGTTTTAGAAACCTACGAACAGTACGAAGCCATGGATCCACAACGTGACCGTGTGGTTAAAACTCGCAACATCGGCGACGGGCGTAGCGAAGTTAGTTAACCAATGATATTATATGTAAACGGCTGTAGTCATACTGCAGCCGCTGAAGCAGTAGTCGAATATGCATTTGCTGAAGACGATCCTGCTCACTATAGACTAGGACGAATACCACATCCAAAGAATCTTGCTGCCAGTTGGTGTACTCATCTAGCACAGCAACTAAATTATGATCTAGTTTGTGATGCTGAATCTGCGGCCAGCAATTTTAGAATCATTCGCACAACCAAAGCATGGCTTGATGCCAACCCAAAATTACACAAAGATGTTTTTGTTGTTATCCAATGGTCTGGTTGGGAACGAGAAGAATGGTTGCATGATGGCACATGGTATCAAGTAAATGCATCTGGAGTAGATGTTGTTCCAAAAGAGTTGCAAGATCAATATCGACAATTTATCATTAACGTTGATTGGAATCAGTGTACTATACAATGGCATGAACGCATTTGGCAGTTTCACCAGTATCTCAAAGCTCTTAACATACGGCATTTTTTTTACAATGCACACAGCACGTTTAACAATATTTCAGAGCACTACAATTGGGGCAACCATTATCTAGCACCATATGATATTGCCCAAAGCTATGATGGCATACTCAAAACAAATGGTTTTGGATATGTTAATTCCAAATCTTATCATTTTGGAGCCAAAGCCCATTGCTTTTGGGCAAAATATCTGTTACAATACATTGTTGATAACAAAATCTAAAAAGGCTTGATATGAAGTATGTACTGATTGACACGGCAAATATGTTTTTCCGTGCAAGACATGGTGCTTTCCGTGCCAGCGACACATGGGAAAAGATTGGCTTTGCACTTCATATTACTCTAATGGCTGCTAACAAAGTGGCCCGTAGATTTGAAGCAGATCACGTGGTATTTGCCTTAGAAGGGCGTAGCTGGCGCAAAGACTTTTACAAGCCCTACAAAAATAACCGGGCTGTGGCTCGTGCTGCATTGACAGAAGCAGAACAGGACGAAGATAAAATGTTCTGGGAAACCTATGATAATTTGACTAAATACTTGGCTGAAAGAACCAACTGTAGTGTTGTTAGGTGTCCAACAGCCGAAGGCGACGATATCATTGCTCGCTGGATTGCATTACACCCCCAAGACGAACATATCATTATCAGCAGTGACACTGACTTTGTTCAGCTAGTAGCACCCAATGTCAAGCAGTACAACGGTATCACCGACGAACTAATCACCATAGAAGGAATCTTCGATGCTAAAGGCAAAGCAGTTATCGATAAAAAAACTAAAGAACCTAAAACAATCCCTAATCCGCAATGGCTACTCTTCGAGAAGTGTATGCGCGGCGATTCGTCGGATAATGTGTTCTCGGCCTACCCGGGAGTCCGTACTAAGGGCACTAAGAACAAGGTTGGCTTACAGGAAGCATTTGCGGACCGTGACAAAAAAGGATACAGTTGGAACAACCTGATGCTACAGCGGTGGTCGGATCCTGACGGTGTTGAGCATCGTGTCCTAGATGATTACACACGCAATGTTACCTTGGTAGATTTAACAGCGCAACCAGATGATATAAAAAACACAATAGATTCGGCAATTCGCGAACAAATAAGTCACAAAGATATAGGTCAAGTGGGTGTGCGTTTTATGCAGTTCTGTGGCAAGTATGAATTAAACAAGTGCAGTGAGTCGGCTGACAGCTTTGGTCGTTGGATGAATGAAACCTACAAAGGAGTATTAAATGGCTAAGGACATGTTTTGGACTGTGGTGACATTTGCAATTATCGCAATTGTTTTGATCTTGGCATTTTGGCCACAAGATAAAACTGTGGTTGTGGTAAAATATGATTGCCGCCAGTTGATGGGCGGTTGGCACCCAGATGTGCCATTGGCAGTACAAGAGGAATGCAGAAAAAGGAGTACTAAATGACTATAGTAGCAAAACCGATTATTGATAAACAATTTTGGATCTTGCAAGAGAACAATCAAAAAATTGGCAACGTGGAGGCTTGCACAGGTGGTTATCAAGTCAAAATAAACAACCAAGTTGCACAGTTTAAAACTATCAAGATGATTGCTCAACGTGTGAATATTGAGTTTGAATCTGCGGCGCAACTTTCTAAATCAAAAGCAACAAATCAAGTTCATGGTTATCCCACAGCAGGAAGAACATACAACAGCATGTGGGACGTGCAACATCGATTACCAATCTTTACCAAAAGTAAAAAAAGTAAATCGTGGTTTGCTGCCGGATGGTATCGTGTCAAGTCCGGGCGCAGGTGGCAAACATGCCAAGATCCTAAACTCATAGTGCTTCAACGCTATCCATACGCAGGTCCGTTTCTAACCAAGGAGGCAGCCGATGAGCATACATCTACAACGCTTTGTTGATCGTGTTCGCGGTTTTGAAGCTCGCGGAGTCAAAGATTTTACCATGAGCATGCAGGATGCCAAGGATTTGCATGCAGATATTACTAGATTATTGATTGATTTGCAGACATACCGCGAAGCAGAGGCCGCTAAAGCCCCAGAAGAAACCATAACCATACAAATGGATGGTGGATCATTCTAAATATACATATATTTTGGCATAAATAAATGCATGAGTCGTCCAAAGCCGCGAGTTCTAGTAGAGCTTGCAAATAAACTTACTTACAAATCCGAACAAGTGCTGGCCAGCGAAGGTGTATGGGCAGTGTTTTACGCTGGCGAGCCAATCAATCTCAAGACCAGCAATATGTTGGTACAGTATCCCGGGCCAAAGTACAAGAAGGTTAGTTTTTCAAATCCTGGTCATGCTATTAACTTGGCCAAAAAATTAAACACACAATTCAAAACAGACAAGTTCACTGTGGTGCTACTAAAGGCCGGCGAACAAGTATATCCTTGATGTGCGCGATAAAAAGAAACTCACAGAAACTTTAGTCAATCAGCTGGATCCCAACTGGGGCATCACAGTCAAAAAAGCCATGCATACTTGGTGGTTCAATCTGCGTAGCTCTGGAGGAATGAGATTAACCAGTGCAGGGTATCATGCCTTCACTGAAGAATTGGATCTTGAACATTACACATACACAGTCAATGACCCCACTGACATTAACCAACAAATGATCTTGGACATGGATCGTAAGTTACAAATGCCCTACTACATACACGCAGTCAAGGGCATTCCTAAAAAAGTTATATTTTTTGGTAGCAAGGAAGCAATGGTTACTAATTTGTATGGTGACCTTAAAAAGTTTCTTGACAACTATCGGCCTTAATGTTATACTATGAATCAGGGCCTTTAGCTCAGTTGGTTAGAGCAAACGACTCATAATCGTTGGGGCGAAGGTTCAAGTCCTTCAAGGCCCACCAGATACTAAATAGTTGCATGGAACAGAATAAAAAGCCTGTAAAGCAATTTTATTACTCCGAAAAAGAGTGGGATCGTTTAGGATGCGGTCCGTTGCCCAAAGAGCGAGATTGTGGACAAATACACCAAGACGCACACGCAAAAGGCAATCCTAAGATTGACGGCAAAGCAGTTCGGGGGTATAATTAAAACATGGGACTATTAGCATTTGCTGTTGTGCCGGCTATCATAATTTATTTGCTAATTTCTATCAAAGATTGGATGGAATAATGAACTTTAATCAAATCATTGTTGCCGCAATTGTTGTATTGATTGCACTGGCAGTAATTTTCAATAGTTAATCGTTTCGTATTTCGACAAAAATACGTGGTGGGTCGGATCAGTAGTAAAAAGCAGTATCGAAGTATCGTCCAGTATAAATAACTGTATGAACGATACTTTTTATATCATCTACAAACTTACAAATGTTGTAAACAACAAGATTTATATCGGAGCTCAT